ATAGTATAAAAACTATGGGAGGAGGATTAATGCAATTAGTAGCTTATGGGGCACAGGACATCTATCTTACTGGTAATCCACAGATTACTTTCTTTAAAGTAGTCTATCGCAGACACACTAATTTTTCTATGGAATCTATTGAACAAACATGGCAAGGTAATCTAAACACTACAACAGCCGCCGGTAGAGTTACAGCAACTATTGCTAGAAATGGCGATTTAGTTAGCAGATTATATATTCAAGTATTAGATAGCAACTATGGTAGTGCAGATGTTAATGTCCCTTCAAAATGGATCAATACCGTTGAATGTGAAATTGGTGGTCAAACTATTGATAGACAAACTGGTAATTGGATGGAAGCTTGGGCTGAATTAACTGAACCAGATGGACTCCAAAGCCAAGGTAAATTTAAGCTTATGTCCGGTATGGGGGGATGTGTTGGCAGTTCTCTGGGGGGCTCGTCCCCGTCCACACCCCCGCGAGATTTATTTATCCCACTTAGATTTTGGTTCTGTGAAAATCCAGGTTTAGCGCTACCATTAATTGCTCTTCAATATCATGAAGTTAAAATTGTATTAGATTGTTTTGATTGGGTATCAAACGCCGGTGGGGCAGCAAAAGCAGCTGCAAATACATTATGGGCTGATTATATTTACCTAGACACCGATGAAAGACGCAGGTTCGCTCAGGTAAGCCACGAATACTTAATTACACAAATACAATATCAAGATTTCGCCAGTTCAACGGATCAAACCTCTACCTCCACCTTAACTTTTAATCATCCAGTTAAAGAACTCATATGGACCAAAACGGCCCCCGTGGCGAAACAATACGACAGTGAAGTCTTTGCCGAGTTGCCCGGCAGCTTTACCTATCAGTTAAAACTGAATGGACATGATAGATTCGCTGCCAGAAATAGAAATTATTTTACCAGACAACAAGTATGGCAATATCATACTGGACCAGGTGGTATCAACGGCACAGATTCGGGACCCAATGATGGCATAGCCGTATACTCATTTGCTCTTAAACCAGAAGAACATCAACCAAGTGGTACGTGTAACTTCTCCAGAATTGATAATGCTCAACTTATTGGTGGGGCTAGTGACACTGGTATAACAGTATACGCTGTTAATTACAATGTCCTTCGTATCATGAGTGGTATGGGTGGTTTAGCTTATTCTAACTAAGTGATTATTAAAGTTTTTAAGTAATTTTATTTATTTTATTTTATTTTATATGAATTTTTTTTCTATACTATAGTATAAACAACTATGGGAGGAGGATTAATGCAATTAGTAGCTTATGGCGCACAAGACATTTATCTTACAGGTAATCCACAGATTACTTTCTTTAAAGTAGTCTATCGCAGACACACTAACTTTTCTATGGAATCTATTCAGCAAACTTGGGAAGGAACATTTGCCGGGAACGGACAAGGTCGTTGTACGGCAACTATTGCCAGAAATGGTGATTTAGTTAACAGATTATATATAGAATTTAATTCAAGAGCATTAATAAACGACACAGCCAATGGCGTTACCACTGTTGGTATATTTGGCGATGCTGATATAAATAATGGCCCTGCTCAATGGATTAATACAGTTGAATGTGAAATTGGCGGTCAAACTATTGACAGACAAACTGGTGCTTGGATGGAAGCTTGGGCAGAATTAACTGAACCGGTGATTGGACTTGGCAAAGACGCCCCGAATAGCCGTTTTCAAAGAATGTCTGCCATGGGAGGGACTGATATCGTAGGCGCAACAGGATCTGGGGGTGATGAGAACGCCGCCGGTGCCTTGGAGAGAGGTAATATCTATGTACCACTTAGATTTTGGTTTTGTGAGAATCCTGGGTTAGCTCTTCCATTAATTGCTCTTCAATATCATGAAGTTAAAATTATTGTTGATGCCAAAGCTCCTTACAGCGATCAAGATCCCACCGAAAACGGTGATCCACAACTATGGGCTGATTACATTTACCTTGACACCGATGAAAGACGTAGATTCGCCCAAGTAAGTCATGAATACTTAATTACTCAAATACAGTATCAAGATTTTAGTGTTACTGATACCCCCGCTAATCAAACATGTACTCTAACATTTAATCATCCAGTTAAAGAACTTATCTGGACGGGAGAGTTTAGTGCCGCTGACTCAAACGGAAACGGTCCGGACCAGACTAATGGATTATTCCCAGCTTTAACAGATGGTACATATCAATTAAAATTAAATGGTCATGATAGATTTGCGGAAAGAACAAGAAACTATTTCACAAGACAACAAGTATGGCAATATCATAGTGGACATGGTGGATTAAATTCAACCAGCACTGATGGGTATGGTGAGACGCCCGGCGGCAAAGGTGACACCATTGCTGTATACTCATTTGCTCTTAAACCAGAAGAACACCAACCATCTGGAACATGTAACTTCTCAAGAATTGACAATGCACAATTACTTTTAAAAGGTACTACTATTACAACTTTTTCTGCCATAAATACAGTATACGCAGTCAACTACAATGTCCTTCGTATCATGAGTGGTATGGGAGGTTTAGCTTATTCCAACTAAATTTTACTAAATTAATATTAATGTTTTATAGGGTATTTTTTTTTCTATACTATTGTATAATAATACAATGGGAGGGGGATTAATGCAATTAACGGCTTATGGTTCTCAGGATATATACCTTACTGGTAATCCCCAAATTACTTTCTTTAAATTAGTCTACCGAAGACACACTAACTTTTCTATGGATACACATGAAGTTACTTTGCGTGGGAAGGCAGGCAAATCCGGCAAGATGTACGCAATTATTTCTCGCATTGGTGATTTAGTTCATAAAATGTGTCTCCAAATACCAGTCCCCCCGCTGACCACCCCATCCAGCCGGCCATGGAAATGTGCCAATCCAGGAGCAGCTTTTATAAATGAAGTATCCATTGAAATAGGTGGACAAAAGATGGACAGCCATGCGGGAGGCTGGCTTGAAACCTATGCTGAATTAACTGAACTTAACCCGACAGGTGCCGTGTCCAAGGACCCCCAAAATAAAGGCTTCAAAACCTTATTTCAAAGAACGACTGGATTAGGTGGTGTATGCAACGCATCTAGCGTCCACTCCACCCAAATCGTTCCGGAAAAATACTTTTATGTACCATTACAGTTCTGGTTTTGTAGAAATCCAGGATTGGCGTTGCCATTAATATCTCTGCAATATCATGAAGTAAAATTAACATTGGATCACATAGGTGGAATGGTATACGAGTCGTTTGAAAAGCCCCAGCTTTTGGTTGACTATATTTACCTTGATACGGATGAAAGAAGACGATTTGCGCAAGTAAGTCATGAATATTTAATAGAACAAGTACAACATGATAGTACAGATGTCTTCCCATATGAATTAAACTTCAATCATCCAGTTAAAGAAATAATATGGACGGGGAAGTGGTATAAGCCATCAGATCCAAATCCACCGACCGCTTACACCGGGGCCAATGGTTCTCTGACAGGCACGGGAATTTGGTCGTTAAAGATCAACGGTGAAAATCGTTTTAACATGGATATATCTTATTTTACTAAACTTCAAATTATGCAATACCATAGTGGACCGGGAGGTTTAAATATAAATTTCCAGGCCCATGAAGCGAGCCTTAATGATAGCATTGCTGTTTATTCTTTCAGTTTAAAACCAGAAGAACATCAACCAAGCGGAACTTGTAATTTTTCAAGAATAGAAAGTGCCCAATTTCTCTGCGACTCTCTCAAGTCCCGCCCGGTAGAAATTTATGCCATTAATTATAATATATTACGTATTATGAGTGGTATGGGTGGGTTAGCTTATTCTAATAGTTAATAAATATGTATAGTTACTAAATTTAGCACAACTTTTAATCTTTTTTTTTAAATCACTTGTGACCAGTAGAAATCATAAAATATGCTCGTATATTTTCTGTATTTATAGTTGATTTTCGATTTGAAGATTATTTAATTATGTTATTCTTTCTATAATTATATTTTAAGGTATAGTTACTCCATGCGTATGGATATCACAATCAATAACGAGTTTTTGATATTTTCTTTTATAAATTACTAAATATTATCATATTGTCATATATTTTATCAGTAATGGACATTAATAAAAATTTATCCATTATAATATTTAAAACCAATATAATTCTCTCAAAATTAAATTATTAAAATAAATATAAAATTCTTTTATTGTATATATTTTTAAATCCAATGTGTTAATATTTAATCCTTTTTTAGTAAATTTTAAATTATTATTAAATATATAATTAATATATTTAATTCTATTTAAATATCCTTTTTTTCTTTTCCAACGCCACTCGCACCGCAAAGCTTCTGATTTATCCTTAAAACCATCAATTATACAAATTGGTTCCCAAATGCCTTTATTATTTGTTGTATATCTGGCTCCGCCTTTTAATATACCATTATGTTGTTTCCATCTTTTATAAAAATCATTTGTGTATCCTATATACGATTTATTATTCTTATTATTCTTTAACAAATAAACTAAAAACATATATATGTTAAGATATTTTATATTTTATATATTATATTAATATGGTAGGAGGATTATTACAATTAAAAGAAAAAGGACCACAAGATATATATTTAACTGGTAATCCACAGATAACTTTTTTTAAAATAGTATACAGAAGACATACAAATTTTTCAATAGAGTCAATTGTTCAAACATGGCAAACAATGCCAACATCCGATGCGTTGACTACATCTTGTATCATCGGAAGAAAAGGAGATTTAATACATAAAATGTATATACAAGAACAAATATCGAAAAATAAATTTCTGAATGCTTCTCTAACTAAAAATTATGGTTATGATCATATAGAAAAAGTGAATATTCAAATAGGTTCTCAAATTATAGACGAACATACTAATAATTGGATGGAAACGTATGCGGAATTAACTCAAAAAAATGAATATGGAAATTTTACAACAGGTATGAACGCGTTATGTATGAACGATTTTGATCAAAACGTAACCGTACTATCTAACGCATCATCAGCAACACCCGCTACTAGATTTCAATCATTAACTATGGCGGGAGGAGTAGATTCATTAGATCGAAAATTATATAACGATAATAATTCTGAAACAAATAAATATAAGGATTTCATAGACAAAAATTCATTTCAATATATATATATACCATTACAATTTTGGTTTTGTAGGAATATAGGCTTGGCATTACCTTTGATTGCTTTGCAATACAATGAGGTAATATTTAATATTACTTTTAAAAGTTTAGATAGTGTCGTCCAGCCTGAATTATATATTGATTATATATTTTTAGATACAGATGAAAGAAGGAGATTCGCCCAAATATCACATGAATATTTATTTGAACAAGTACAAATGAAAGTATCATCCCCGGGCCTCACCCATAATTTAAATTTCAAAAATCCTGTGAAAGAAATTATATGGGTTAGTGCGTCTAGCTCAGTAAATACTGCTGACTATGGTGACTCATTAGTTGGTGAATGGGTATTAAAAATAAATGGATACGATAGGTTTACTTATAGAGATATATCTTATTTTACAAAACAACAAGTATATGATTATCATACTGGGTATGGTGGTGTAACTGAGAGAAACAGTATAGCCGTGTACTCATTTTCTTTACACC